TTTTTATGAAGTAGGTTTTTATCCGGTACGGTGTAAATACCTTCATCAAGCATAAAAGGGAATAATTTTTTTGCACCAGAGTGTTCTTGATACGAACCATTTTCCCATACCTGTTCTGGAGTAAATCTTCTCATTTTTGTTAGTTCATCATGTAATCTTATTTGAGAGAACATACGACCTATTCTATTTCTTAAACCCTTATCAGCTGATGTTTTTTCCGTATGTGCAGTCATGCCAGTATAATGTGGTCTATCGCCAAATTTTTCTTCCCAAAAAACCATATAAATTAAATGACCAGTATCAGGTATTGCAGACTTTAATTTATCATGTAGGATAACTCCGTGTGGTTTATAAGGATTAGCGAGACAAGTATATCGTTTATTAGGATCTTGTAATTCACTCAGAACATAATCTACAAGCTTTGTCTCATCATCTTGAACCTCTTCGCCTTTATAGAAACAGTATTTTTTATTTTGTGTTTTCATTTAAAATCACACTCCACCATAAGTTCAGTCAAACAAGCGACTGTGTTAATCTCTTGGTCTGCTACAAAAGCTGACTTATACTGATAGTCAGCCAAAATTAAAACTGCTTTAGGTATTGAATGTGGTTTCAACTTTTCGTAAAGCACATCATACAGTTTACGAAATAGTGTGTTTGAATCCACATCATTTGTAGCGACCCACTTTCTTACTTCACCAAAGTTTTTATCTTTGATATGACCCACAATCTTTTCAATTGGTACATCACCAAGTTGTGATAGAATACCAACATCAATCTTACCAAACTGTGAGTATCTTTGTAGTTCATTAATCACTCTACGAAAATCTGGAAAGTGCTTCTTGATAAGTTCAACAATCACTTTATCATCATACTCAACAGACTCATCCTTGAGTATTTTTGTAATTCTTTTCATAAAACTGGATGCCATCTTGGCTTTTTCTCCATTTCGGAGTGTAAAGTCAACAACAGCACACCTTGAATGTAAAGGGTCTATGATACGATTCTTGAAATTACAAGTAAAGATAAACGAACAGTTACCCGCAAACTCTTCTATCGCATTACGCAATGCAGGTTGAGTTGAATTAGGGTTGAGATAATCTGCCTCATCTATGATGATGACCTTGCGTCCACCAGCTAGACTAACTGATGAGGCATAATTCTTTATCTTTACACGAAAGGTGTCAATACCTGATTCATCAGAACCATTAATGACAAGTGAATCACAACCAATCTCATTACACATGGCCTTTGCAATGGTCGTCTTACCAACGCCTGCACCACCACTTAATAATAGATTTGGTATGTTACTTTGATCTACATACTCTTGAAAAGGTTTCTTGAGTCTATCGGGTAGTATGCAGTCTCCAACGGCTTGTGGCCGATACTTCTCTGTCCATAATAAATGTTCCATGGGAACTCCTCACAAAATAAATCATAATTAAGTTTTAGTTAAATCGTCAATTTTTTTGGCATCAGACATACGCTGTTTAAAATGTGTGTTCATGCCATCTTGAACTGGTTCACCAGATAATTTTCTAGCGACTTCATTGATAGGTTCATCAACTTGCCAACTCATACCATCTTTTGAAAATAATGTAACAGATGGTTTCATTTCATTTGTTTCCGTATCTGCATTGAGAGATTCAAAAACAGTAATAATATGATCAATATTAATCCATATATCCTCCGTTAAATTACCTTTGAAAGCGTTTTTAAACTTTCTGAATGTAGCCATTATTTACCTTTCGCTTCGTATTTACTACCAGTTTCAGTAGATATCCAATAAGTTAAAGGTACATCTTTGTTCTTGAACTGTGAAACACCTTTTGATGATATTGATACTTCATAGTTACCAGTCATCACTTTCACAAGGTTTTCGGTCTTGAATATCATACGATACTTATCACCGTTACCCTTGGCGACCTCTAATGAATCTGTATGAGCACTATCATCTTGAGTATTAAAAGTCAGCACATCAACTGTGATACCATCGGATTCAATACCAATATGTGGTGAACTCAAAACAGAACTCGCCTTTGTAATCCAATCAAAGTCTTCCCCCGTGAGAGTAAATGTAATCTCAGGTGCAGGCATCACAAAGTCTTTTTCTGGTGGTAAAACAATCATAGTTGGTTCGCAGAATCTATACTTGATTCTTGAACGACCTTTCTTACCAACAATGACAACGTGTTTGTCATCAAACTGAAAATCAGGATTGTCTTGGTCTAAAGACACAACCGATAAAAAGTTATTGAGATCATAAACACCAAAATCAGCCGGTATATCTTCTGATATTGTAGCTTCAGATAAAATGTTTTTGTGAGAAGATACAGTCTTGAGAACTTTACCTTTCTTAAACATTAAACCTTGATTGATGTTTGCATAATTTTTTAGAACGCCTAGCGTTTTATCACTTAGTTTCATTATCATTTCCTCTAGTCAAATCGTGATTATGTAATGCTATTATTCCATAGTGTAACACTTTTAAAAGATCATTGCGGCAAAAGCCATTCTTTTTGCCGTATCTTTGTGCATACTTCATAATGTTACCTATACAGAAACCTTCTCCATGCCCACTATCAAGTATAAACTCAGTTGCCTGAAACTTAGTCTTTGAATAGTGTGCATCATAAGTATCAATCACATAATTTTTGAGCTCATCTAAAAGCTCTTCTTCATTAAATTTGTATTTCATAATCTACCAGTAAACTGTGCAACAGCAGGCATATTACCAGAAAATGCGTAAGTGCCAATGTGTTGTGTTTTCATCCAAGGACATAAGAACACTTTACCACCAATCTTACGCCACATTTGGCAGAACATATAATCTTCACTTAGATACCGCTCTGAACCACCGCCAGTTGGACTATCTTTGGTGTCAATTACCGTATCAAAGTAAGCGTGAATGTATCTTGAACCATCAAAATGTTTTTGGCCAACATGGTCTGGTTTGTACTTGATGTAAGGGTATGCTTCTTTCATTTTGCCAAATACTTGACGTTGAACTAACATGAAACCAGTTCCAATTTCCATTACTTCTAATGGTTCTGTAACTTGGAATTGTTGAGTTCCTTTCACTACATTGAACACATACTCACCAACCAGTCCTTCAAGTTCTTTTGGATCTAGGTCAGGGTGATTTCTAGCTGCATGAGCTATATTACCCCAATTGATTGATTTCTTTGGATATGGTCCACCAGATACTTCTTTGTTCATGGCCAATAAGGCTAAAATATCCTGTGGGTTATAATGTATATCTGAATCGATGAAAAGTAAATGAGTAAAATCTTCCGATCTTAAAAACTCATCTACCAAATAATTTCTTGCTCTTGTAATTAATGATTCGTTAAACAAAAAAGAGAATTTAGTTTCAACTCCGTATTTTGTCATAACTGATTGTAAGTCTAAACATGATTTAATGTATAGACCATGTGCCATACCACCATACATTGGTGTGGCTATGAATAATTTGTGCTTCTTCAGCTCATCTACTTTAACTTGAATTTCCATAATATTTCCATAAAAAAGTTGGGACTAATAACTATTTATTAGTCCCGACCAAAAGTTATACAACTTTTTTAGGCAAAAGCGTTAATGCCATGTTGCCTTAGTGCTAAGACCCCAGCAGCTACCATTGCTCTGGTTGGTTTACCTAGACGATAGAAACTAATCTTAGTACCGTTCGCCGCCTTCTTAGAGTTGCGGTATATTGCATACCCCTTTTTTCTTAGCGTATCCACCATTGCAGATGGATTCTTCACACCAAATTTAGACCGCATTTGGTTGGCGGTGAGCGTGTTATACCCATCTTCTTTAGATAGATACGTTATGATTTTGCTCTCGGTTGACATAAACATCTCCATGTTAAAGTGAGCAACACTTAAAGGGGTTGCTCGTTCCCTTATAAAGGCGGTGGTTATGATATTGAATCCTCATCAGCATCGGGAGTTTCGGGAGTTTCATCTGCCGTGAGGAGTGATTCAGCATCAGCACCAGAATCCACTTTGGTGTACAAGTCTAAGAATGTAGCCTTAGTGTCATCATCGAATCGATTAATACACTTAGATATACTCTTCAACTTATCGGAGAAAATACCAAAGGTTCTTGATATGTGAACCAATCGTCTAGTCGAAATGACCTCATCACAACCACCTTGTTCAAATGTTTTACGAATAACTTCAGCCCAGATAATAAGCTTCTCAGCAAAATCATCATCTTGACCATTTAATTCTTTTTTGAGAATACTGACCTCAATCTTTCTTGAAGGCCAATCTTGCTCTTCAGTAGCAGGGAATCTCTCAAGAAATGCCTCGTTAAGCACGTTGGTGTACATATAACGACCATCATCTGAGCCCTTGCCTTTTGTGTTAGCAGTAGCAAAGATTGTAAAGCCTTCAGCAGGCGTTACGATCTCACCTTTCTTTTTGAGTAGAAATGGCTTGCCCTCTAGTACACGTTGCAACGAAGCAAGGTTGTTCGCACCGTAGTCGATCTCATCAATACATAATACAGCACCTTGCCTCGCCGCCACCGTGACCGGACCATCTCGCCATTCCATCTGACCGTTGATCAATACATAATTACCAAGAAGATCACCTTCATCAGTTTCAGGTGTCATTGAGATACAAACATACTTGCGTTTATTTCTCGCACAAGCTTGTTCAACGGACATTGTTTTACCATTACCAGATTGACCAGTAATAAAAACAGGGTAAAACTCTTTTGATTTAATAACGGTTTCTACGTCTTTGTAGATACCAAAAGGAACATAGTTTGGATGCTTTTCAGGAACCAAACTTTCAACTTCTAATGATGTTACAACCGAATTGATTACATTCGCCTCAGCTGTTGGTGTTTTTGTGATTGTTGCCTTTTTCTTAGGCAGTTTAACTACCTTTGCAACATACTCTGAAGCATCATACTTACCACGACCTACTCTTAGGTCTTTTTGGTTTGTGAACCAGTAAGGATGAGCGATGCCAGTATCAGACATGATATTCTTAATATCAGCTGTGGTAATTGTCTCTTTACCTAACTTGGTAACTGCATCGATAAATGTTTGTCTAACTTTACTCATAATATAAAATCTCCCGAAAATTAATTAACTATAACTATATGGTACACCCACCACGCTCAAATGTCAAGCGGTTTTGTTGCATTTTCACAACTTTACCGCAATCTTTTGAATGAATTTTGTTGCCAGAATACGATTTACCTCTCTGGCCTTGTTCATTTTGGTGAACTGGCTGGCAAGGCTTCTAGTATTAATCTTACTCTGGTCTTTCACCTCAAACTCAAACTCTTCATTATCGGTGGTCAACTTCTTACTATCATTCAGAATGAAGAAGGAATCAAAGCCTGCTATGTTTGACTCAAGGAACTTTTGCTTTCTAGCTTTAGCAACCACTTCTCTCCTCTCAGCATAACCCAACCAGCTTCTATTATCTTTGGTAACATATCTGTAACCAATGGCATCGGCCATTTTTCTGGAGACAAAGAAACCAAACACCTGTGTGCCTGTGCTGTGCTTCAACCATTTCAATAATGTATGTGTTATATTATCATTACGGTGCCGATTATTGGTCATAGATTGAAACCTCGTCTTATGGTCCTGAATAATAATACCTTCTTTATCGTACAAGTATGAACCATAGGAATCACCTTCATTCTCAATATATGTTCTCAAACTATTTGAATCACCATCATGTACAAATATGGTGTTTACAATATCTAACTGATTAACTGTTTTGAACTCTGTAATAATTTCTTTCAAAGCAACAATCGCAGGATTCAATGGTGTGCTACCGAGCATAAAGTCTCTTGGTATTGAGCAATGGAATCTACCAATACTATCAAAAGCATTCTTTGTAAGTAATAGATTCTCAAAAGCATTTTTGTAATCTTTAGCGCTCATATTAGAATTGATAAACTCTTTAAGGAAGACTCTATCTTCATTAAAGTTTATATCACCAACTTTGTGTTTGAATTGTGTATTACTATCAATGTCTGAATATTGACAATGACTAGTAAAACCAAAAACTCTAAATGGTATTTGAACTTTCTTACAAAATGCGGTAAGAATACATACTTGCTCTAGTGAACCTTTTAGGTTATCACTCATGGAACCTGATAGGTCAAGAGTAAGAATCATACCGTGGTTTTTACCCTTCGGTAACTTTGTCAACTTACGAAAAAGTTGGTCATCAAACTTGTACTTGTATATCTTGTTTACATCAATATCACCAGAGGTGTACAGTCTAGCCTTGGCATACTTTGTAGCCGCTTTC